TTATCACGGTCTCTGATTATACCCACAAACGAATCCACTACGATCAGAAGGAGTATCAAGAATGGGTGGAGCGTAAACCGGGTGATACAAAACTATGGTAAGGATGAAATGAATGAACACAATCTATGAAGACGTTCTCAACTTCGTCGGTGTATTACATGATTCCGATCCCGAGTCCAACAAAGTTGTTAAAACTCAGATAGGTTTGGCTATCGATACTGCCTTAGGTATTCTTGTACAAAACGGTATAGGACATACTTGTAGTGTTGTTACTAATCCCGATCTTACGTGGAGTGACTTTTTCTATGGGCATATCGATGATCTGGATGAAGGTATAAAACGACGGCTTGATAATATGTCTTTTGCTAAGACGTTTGTCGGTATAAGTGTCATGATTTCTTATGACCCTCCACAAGCATCGGTCCTTACGGCACTAAAAGAAGCTCGTGATGAAAATCTTACTCGAGCTCGTTGGGAGGTAGAATATGTCAACAAAGACATCCGATGACGTACTACTTCATTATGGTCGAAAGGGACAGAAGTGGTATCATCATATCTTTGGTTCCGTTCGCGGTAGTATAGGCGGTAGACGTCGTAAATCTAGCAAACAAACGGCGGTTGCTAAGGCTGTTTCGAAGCGTAAAAAGAGTATACCAGTTGATGAGTATCAACGAGAGCTAGAAGTCATTAATCTTTATCGACATAGAGATAAAGTATCGACTAAAGCTTTAAAAGCCAAAATTGCTAGAATTGAGTCTGAACGTAAACTTAAAGAGTTAGCAGAAGCTCCGGGTAAAGCTCGAGCAGAAGCGCTTAAGAAGAAACAACAGGCTCGACTTAAGTTTATTGGTAAAGCTATTTCTGCCGGTATTGATGTTTATAGTAAAGTACCGTCATCTGTTGCAACTCGAAAAATCGACAAGAGCAATAAAGATGCTGTCAAGAAAGCTATAGAAGAATTCAAAGTACGGCAGGAGTGGGCTAAGGCCTTTAAAGACGTACCTATTACTATGACGAACTTCACGCAATCTGTTAACATTCACGGTGTTGACGTTTATATACCTGAGAGTGTTCGGAAGACAAAAGATTTGCGTGCGGTTCTAACTAAAAGATACAACGATTGGAGATAATTAAGATGGGTGAAATTATTAATGGCGTGTATGTACCGTCAAATGAAGATCTGCTATTACAATACGGTAAGAAAGGTATGAAGTGGAAGAAACGTAAAAATCCACTTGCTGAGGCTTCAGAAGCTCTTACCGAAGATCTTGCGTATGCTGCTGATAAAAAAGCGATTGATGAACATGTTAAAGATGCTTTACGTGATAAGCAAACGGTTGATCGGAATATGGAAGATAACATCAAGAAGATCAAAAGTGGTGTTCGAAATGGTAAAACTTTAGATCCAGCCGAACAAAAATATCACGATGCTTATATGCGTAATGCAAAAGCTTCTACAAAAGTCGCTCAGATTCTTGAAGCGCGTCGTAAACATGCTAAAGATATGGCCGTAGCACATGCTAAAGACGTTAAGAATAGACGTAAATAATATCTTTAAGGAAAAGGAGTAGCTAGTGGTATTTAGCAACACCGCGGTTCCTGTCGAGTACGGTAGATTTAGAGACGCTGTAATACGCGGTGAGATTCCTGTATGTCGCGAGGTCTCGATGCAGATGAACCGAATCGATGCGGATATCGCCAACCCAAATTATTATTACGATAGCGACGCTATCCAAGGGTTTATTGACTTCTGTGAGAATGAGATGACCCTAGTTGATGGCCGACCGTTGACCCTATTACCTACTTTCCGACTTTGGGCAGAAGACCTACTAGCTTGGTTTGAGATCAAGGAAGAGAAGGTTTATGACCCGCAGACCGGAAAATTCAAAATAGTTAAACATAAGCGCAGACTTAGAAATAAGCAATATCTAATCGTCGCTCGTGGTAACGCCAAATCGCTTTATGCAACTCTACATCACGCCTATGGTCTGGTGATTGACACGAACTCAACACAACAAGTAACAACCGCTCCTACTATGGCTCAGGCAGAAGAGGTATTATATCCATTTGCTACAGCTATAACCAAAGCGGCCAGCTCGACTGAAGGGTTCCCTTTGTTCAGAGTTCTTACTAAAGGCTCTAATAAGGCTCGTACTCAAAAGTCGCAAGCACAACTTGCTGTTACGAAAGACGGTATTGTTAATAAGCTGACAAACTCCATACTACAGGTTAAACCTATGACTCGTAGTAAACTTCAAGGATCTCGTGCCAAGTATGCTAGTGTCGATGAGTGGCTATCTGGTGATATCAAAGAGGATATTATCGGTGCCCTTGAACAATCCGCTTCTAAAGACGGTATTGACGACTATATTATCTTAGCCGTATCCTCTGAAGGTACAGTTCGTGACTCGGTAGGGGATGCTATTAAGAAAGAGCTTCTTGATATCCTTCGTGGTCAATACTACGACCCGCATACCTCTATCTGGTATTATCGTTTAGATGACCTCGCAGAGGTGGCTAATCCCGACATGTGGATGAAGGCTTGCCCTAACATCGGTATTACGGTTTCTTATGAAGCTTACCAACGTGATGTTAGACGGGCAGAACACTCTCCTGCGAACAGGAACGATATCCTGGCTAAACGGTTTGGGATACCTGTGGAAGGGACGACATACTTCTTTACTTTCGAAGAAACTGAACTTCATCGAAGACAGAACTTCAGACGTATGGAAGTTTCTATGGGTATGGATGCTTCTCAAGGTGATGACTTCTGGGCGTTCACTTGGATTATACCTCTTGGTAGAGGTAGATACGGTGTACAAACAAGGTCATACGTTTCAGAAGTTAAATACCTACGTCTTAACTCCGCGGCACAACAAACGTACGATCAGCTTCAAGCTGAAGGAACATTAATTATACTACCGGGTAATTATCTTGACTGGGAACAAGTATATGACGATGTTGAGCGGTACATCGACGAGATGGAATGGTCTGTTATCTCATTCGGATACGACCCATATAACGCTGCCGAGTTTGTTGATCGTTGGACTATGGAAAACGGAGACGTTGGTGTTGAAGTCGTACGACAAGGTGTTAGAACTGAGTCTGTTCCTTTAGGTGAAATTAAGAACATGGCGACATCTCGCGACCTTATTTTCTTCGAGGAGCTTATGAAATACGCAATGGGTAATGCTGTTGTAATTCAAGACAATAACGGTAACTACAAACTTTCAAAAATGCGTAGCAATGAAAAGATCGATAACGTTGCCGCGCTGATGGATGCTTGGGTTGCTTATAAACGTAATAAGGAGGCATTCTTGTAGGATGGTAAATAACCCCTTAGGATCGTGGAACGCATTTATGTCTACTCGAAATGGTTTAGACTATGATGAGTCGTTAGTTTCCGGCTCTGGTTGGGGACGATCGACAGGTGCGCTTCGTGGTTACAATTTCAAACGTCAGGACTTGGTTAATAGTATTATCTCTATGATCGCTCTTGACGTCGCTATGGTTGATTTCAAACATTTGAAAATCAATGAAGAAGACGGTAATCAGACACCGGTGGACTCGGGTTTGATCGATTGCCTAACTTTATCCGCTAACATTGACCAAACAGGTAGAGCATTTATTTATGATCTAGCCTGGTCGCTGTTAGAAGAGGGTACAGTGGCTATTGTCCCCGTCGATACAACAACAAAACCTAATGACGAAGGCTCTTATGATATTCTATCTATGCGAGTAGGTAAGATTATTCAATGGTATCCTAGAGCGGTACGTGTCAGAGTCTATAATGATCAAAATGGTTTAGAACAAGACTTGAATTTGTCTAAGCAGTCTGTTGTAATTCTGGAGTCTCCTTTGATCGGGCTACTTAAAGATCAGAACGCTACTCTTCGGTTGATTGAGCAGAAGATGGATCTTATGTATTCCCAAGATAAGGCTATCGTAGCTGGTCGTTTGAATGGCTTCATTCAAGTACCTTATGCTACTAAGAGCGAGCATAGACAGGCCCTTGCTCAGGAACGAAAGAAAAAGTTAGAAGATGAACTTGCTAATAGTCAGTTTGGTATTGCTACTTTGGATGCGAATGAGAAGTTCATTCACACCGGTGGTAACATCATGAACAACCTTGTTGATGACTTGCGTAAGTTACAACAAGATTACTATAATCAGGTTGGTATCTCTTCTAAGATTCTTGATGGTACTGCAGGGCAAGCAGAACTTAATCTATATTACCATAGAGCAGTAGATCCTGTCTTACAGACTATTGTGGATGGTATTAATAGAACATTTCTGACAAAAACTGCTCGTACTCAGGGTCAAGTAATTCAGTATTACCGTGACCCGTTCCGTATGTTACCAGTTGAACAACTCGGTACTGCGGCAGATCTATTCGCACGAAATGCAATATTTACCTCGAATGAAATTCGTGCTATGTTAGGTCGAGCGCCTCACCCTAGCCGTATCGCAGATATGCTCTTTAACAAGAACATTTCTACAGGTATGGACTTAATGGGAATGGGCGGTTATGATGGTACAACCCAAGGATATCCAGGCATCTATAGCGATGGCCAAGGTGGGTATGTCGATGCGGACGGAAATCCGGTAGATGAATTTGGACGGCCTTTGGATGTATAAAAATTTTTATGGAGGAAAAGTAGTTGCGCAATAAGGCAGATTTTGCCGGATGGGTTACTAAAAACGACATTCAATGTACCGATGGCGTGACGATTCGTCATGACGCTTTCCTACAAAATGATGGCGCTCAAGTACCTATCGTATGGCAACACGATTACTCCAGTCCCTCAAATGTGTTGGGGTATATGATACTTCAGCATCGTGACCAGGGTGTTTATGGGTATGGATATCTTAATGATACCGAACATGCTCAAGACATGAGAGTCTTGCTAAAACATGGTGATGTAAATGCTATG